ATATCGCAATTAGATATCTCCAGTTGCATAGATTACAAATAACTGTTAGAACTGACGACAATAGGGCGTTCAGATATGCAAAAGCGATTGGGTTTGAAACTGAGAGCGTGATGCAAAAGTACGGCCCAGATCAGATTGATTACTTACTTATGGCGAGGTTTTGATATGGGTGGATTATTTGGCGGCGGCGGTGGCGGCCCAGATATGTCAGGTCAGATGGCTGCACAGCGCGAAGAAAACGCTAGGCTAAAACAACAAGCAGATGAGGAGCGCAGAGAGCTGGCCGAGCAGGCAGCTGGTCGCGTTACAGCTCGTAGACGCGGCGGCTCAAGAATGTTGTTGGCAGATACGCGCTTAACTCCAGAGACTGGTGTTGAGCAAACTTTAGGTGCAAATAAAGGAATGGGAGTTTAATCATGGGTGGAGCAGTTAAAGCAGTAGGGCAAGCAGTTGGCCTTGAAAAAAAACCAAGCGCACCAGCGGCGCCAGCACCAGTCCCAGCGGCTGAAGAGCCAAAGGTAAATAAAGCAAGCGCAGCTGATGAGATGATGGGCGCTCGTATGCGTGGCGCTCGCCGCCGTGGTCGTCAACTTTTATCTGATGCACGTTTAAATGCAGAGTCAGGAGTAGAAACTTTAGGCGGGGGTAATAGCCTTGGACAATAAAGCAAAGATGCAGAAAAAAGTTAGCAAGGTTATGCGCGAGTATAAAGCTGGCGGTTTGCATTCTGGCAAGGGTGGCCCTGTTGTTAAGGATCAAAAGCAAGCCGTAGCTATTGCTATGTCTGAAGCTGGAATGGAAAAGAAAAAATGAAAGCTGGACTATACGCCAATATTCACGCCAAGCGTGAGCGCATTGCTGAAGGCTCTAAGGAAAAGATGCGTAAGCCTGGTTCGCCTGGCGCTCCTACTGATGCCCAATTTAAGCAGGCAGCTAAAACTGCAATGAAGCCTAAGAGCAAGTAATGGCCATTACAGTTGAGCGTGAGTCGCTTACTACCAAATCTCGCCATGTTTCTCCAAGCTACGTTGATAAAGATAACGTACAGACTCTTGCGAGTTCGGATAGACCGTTCCCGATTGTAGATGTAAACCATCTGCGGTTGCATGAGGGAAGAGCGTACTACGTTTACAAGATGTACCCATACGCTGCTGGGTTGGGTGCTGGTGCAAGTATTGATATAGCAATTGCGTGGCCAGCCAATTACTCTGCCCACGCTGTTTTTGATTATGGTGGATCTGGTGAGTCTGAGTTTTTTGTATACGAGTCACCAACCACAAGCGGTGGCACATCAATGACCATCAATAGGCGCAATAGGGTTATTACGACTGCGAGCGCAGCAGCTGCTGTACTAGCACCAACTGTTACAGCAACAGGCACAGAAATATTAGCGGAGTTTGTGCCAGCCAACAAACAAGGCGGTGGAGGTCAGCTGTTTACATTTGAATTTATTTTAAAACCTCTAACTACTTATTTATTTCGTTTTACCAATGTTAACTCTCAAGCACACGCAGCACACTTAATGGTTGAGTGGTACGAATGAGGAAAGAGCATAAGAGTCCTAGCGGTGGCCTTACTGAGGCTGGTCGTAAATACTTTAAGCGGACAGAGGGCGCAAACCTAAAGGCTCCTGTAAGCGAAGGTGTTAACCCGCGGCGCGTATCGTTTGCTGCTCGTTTCGGTGGTATGGCTGGGCCGTTAACAGATGAGAATGGAAAGCCTACACGTTTGAAGTTAGCGCTGAAGGCATGGGGATTTGGTAGCAAAGAGGCAGCTCGCAACTTTGCAAATAAGCACAAAAAGGATTGATATGGCTGAGATGATGCGTTTAAAACCAGAGGACATCCTCAAGCGGCACGACATTGCGCTGCGTAAGAAAGAGGATTTTCGCGATCTATATGATGAGGCATACGAGTTTGCTCTGCCACAGCGTAATCTGTACGATGGGTATTACGATGGCAAAGTAGGCGGCGCTAAGAAGATGAACCGCGTATTCGATGCTACTGCTATCAACTCTACGCAGCGTTTTGCTAACCGTATCCAGTCAGGCATATTCCCGCCACAGCGCAGATGGTGCCGTTTAGAGTCTGGCCCAGATATTCCAGATGACCGTAAAGCAGAGGCCAACGCAGCTCTTGATATTTATACCGAAAAATTGTTTGCAACCATCAAGCAATCGAACTTTGATATTGCAGTTGGTGAGTTCTTGCTGGATCTGTCAGTCGGCACCGCAGTAATGATGGTGCAGCCTGGTGATGATATCTCGCCTATCAACTACATTCCTGTGCCACAGTTTTTGGTTGCATTTGAGGAAGGCGCCAACGGTCAAGTAGATAACGTATACCGCCGTATGCGTATCAAAGGCGAGGCGATTATCCAGCAATGGAAAGACGCAATTATCCCTGCCGATCTGCAAACCAAAATTGACAATAAACCCACAGAAGATGTGGAGCTAATCGAGGCTACTGTATTTGATCCTAAGCGTGGCGACTATTGCTATCACGTAATACACAAAGAGTCTAAGGAAGAAGTTGTTTACCGCAGACTAAAGCATAGCCCTTGGGTTGTTAGTCGCTATATGAAAGTCGCTGGCGAGATATACGGCCGTGGCCCATTGATTACAGCTCTGCCAGACATCAAGACATTAAACAAAGTAAAAGAGCTGGTACTTAAAAATGCTAGCTTGGCTATCTCAGGCGTATACACAGCGGCAGATGATGGTGTTTTAAATCCAGCTACCGTTAAGATTATCCCCGGTGCAATTATCCCAGTAGCGCGTAATGGTGGCCCACAAGGCGAATCATTAAAACCGCTGCCACGCGCTGGGGATTTCAACGTATCGCAAATTATTATTAACGACCTCGTAACCAACATCAAGCGCATATTGCTGGATGAGTCGCTGCCGCCTGACAATATGTCTGCTCGATCTGCTACAGAAGTAGTAGAGCGCATGAAGGAGTTAAGCCAAAACTTAGGCTCTGCGTTTGGTCGTTTGATTAACGAGACAATGATTCCATTGGTAAGTAAGACTTTACAGGTTATGGATGAGCGTGGCCTGATCGATCTGCCATTGCGCGTCAATGGGCTAGAGGTTCGCGTTGCCCCAATCGCTCCGCTGGCTATGGCTCAGAATATGGAGGACGTAACCAACACAATGCAGTTCGTACAGATGGCTGCACAGTTAGGGCCAGAGGGTCAAGCCACACCGAAGTACGGTGAGATTATTGACTTTATTGGCGACAAGCTCGGCGTACCAAGTAGACTACGGGTATCGGCTGAAGAGCGTCAATTTAACTTGGAGCAGGCAGCGCAACAAGCGCAGCAATTAGCGCAGCAAAATCCTGAGATGTTAGATGGCGCAGATACAGATAAGAAAATATTAGATATGCTTGGTGTTAATAACATAGCGGGAGCAATGCCAAATGCGTGATGATGTCGCAAGAGCACTTGCAACTAAAGCATTAGAGGTTGCACAAAAAGCAAAAAGCCAGCAAGGCCCAAAAGGTGAGAAGGGCGATCCTGGTCAAATTATTGTGCAGCCTAACAAGGGCGACCAAGGAGAGCAAGGCCCGATGGGGCCACAGGGTATCCCCGGCAAATCCATTACTGGCCCTAAAGGCGACAAAGGCGATAAGGGTGATGCTGGCTTAAAAGGTGATAAAGGCGACCAAGGCGCAGCCGGAAAAGACGGAGCTCAAGGCGAGCGCGGAGAGCGTGGCTTTACTGGCTTAAAAGGAGCTAATGGTAGCCAAGGCCCAATAGGCCCAATGCCTAAGCATGAGAAAAAAGGTTTGATGATTCGCTTTGAAAAAGAACCTGGTACATGGGGCGAGTGGATTGTTATGCCTACAGGTGGTGGCGGTGGTGGCCGCGATGACAAGCTCACAGACCGTCAGGCAGAATTGGTTGCTTTAGCTGAATTCTATAAGACGCGTGGATCTAATACCAATAAATACATTAAAAGTGATGGAACAAATTTAACTTGGGACACATTAGACGCTGGTGATATTACTGGCTTTGGTACAATAGCAACTCAAAATGCCAACGCAGTTGCCATCACAGGTGGCTTAGTTAGTGGA